TCTGGCAGTAATTCCAACAGGATATATTGTCAGTTCGGTCGAAAGACCAACAGTAACAACAGTTGGAGCATCAACGCTGCTAATTGCAGATGTTCGAGTTTCTACCTACTACACAAGAACAATATAAGGAGTAATCATGGCAACCCAAGTTATTACAGGTCGCGATGTATCGCTGTCTTTTTCAGGTTCACTCGGAACAGACATTGATGCACAAGCACTTTCAGCGACTTTAACAAAAACAATTGATCGTCAAACCTATCAAACACTTGATGGTGAGGCTTATAAGACAACCAATGTTGAAGCAGAATTCACAATGGAAATTCTTGCAGACTGGGGCAAGACAAGTTCAGTATGCGAGGCTCTATGGGCAGCAGCAGATAACACACCTGATAACACTTTTACAGTTACAATGACTGTAACATCTGGACACACTTTTGCGTTCGATTGCCTACCAGCTTATCCAGCACCAGTTGGCGGAACAGGCGCAGATGCACAAACTGCAACATTTACTTTCAAAGTATCTAAGGGTGCAGTAACAGAATCACTATAATAAAAAAACGGGAGCAAACAAATGAAGTTACCAATTACAATTGAATATAACTCAGGCGAGCAAGCAACTTATATCGCCCAACCGCCTGAGTGGGCTAAGTGGGAAAAATCAACTGGTTACACCATAAGCCAAGCAAAAGAAAAACTTGGAATGTGGGATCTGATGTTTTTAGCATACAACGCTCATAAGCGTGAAGCTGCTGGAAAACCAGTTAAACCATTTGATGCTTGGATGGAAACTATTGCCGATGTAATAGTCGGTGATGCAGACCCAAAAGTCATCCAGCAGGAAGCCTAAACAGATTATTGGTTGAGTTGGCAATTGCCACGAAGATACCAATGAGTGAATGGGTTGATGCAGAGGATATTTTAACAGCGATAGAAGTATTGGAGGCGCGACATGGCAGTTAGCACCGAACGCTCAATTGCCTATGATAAACGCGAACTTAATAAAATTGCAGCTGTTTTGAGAACAATGAATGAAACTGCTGTAAAAGAAACAAAACGCAGAGTTCAAGAACTTGCTCAAAAAGAGTTATCAGAAATCAGGCGTGTTGCTTCATCTCGCGGTAAAGCAGCAGATCGTGTTGCTCAAGGTGGTAAGGTCAAAGCATCATCATTAGTGGGTGAGATTAGTTTTGGATTTGCTGGACAAAAATTTTCAGGTGGTGCAACAACTCAATTTAATACTCGTAATGATCCACCTGGTAAGCGTAAAGGTATTGGCGCAGCTATTGAATTTGGTTCAAACAAATATCCACAATTTCCAAGATGGTCAGGGCCGATGCCAAAAGGGCCGGGTTCAAGAGGTTGGTTTATTTATCCAACCATTAGACATTTACAACCAACTATAATTAAAGAGTTTGAAGAAATAATTTTAGAAATAAGAAAAGAGTGGTCTGATGGCGAGTAGAACCTTAACCCTTGCTTTAGCTGCTGATATTGATAATCTTAAAAAAGGATTAAAAAATGCCGATGATGAAATACAAACATTTGGCGATAAAGTCGGAGCATTTGGAAAGAAGGCTGCTGCTGCATTTGCGGTCGCTGCTGCTGCTGCAGTTGCTTATGGCACTAAATTAGCCATTGATGGGGTCAAATCTGCAATAGAAGATGAGCAAGCACAACTTAGATTGGCTGCTGCATTAAGAACCGCCACAGGGGCAACTGAAAGTCAAATAAAGGCAACTGAGGATTTTATTCTTCAAACTTCTTTAGCCACAGGCGTTGCAGATGATCAACTTCGCCCAGCCATGCAGAGGTTGGCGGTTTCAACAAAAGATACAGGTGAGGCACAAAGATTATTAAGCCTTGCTTTAGATATTTCAAAAGGTAAAGGCATTGAACTGGAAACAGTCGCAAATGCATTAGGTCGCGCTCAGGATGGCAATACCGCAGCACTTGGTAGATTAGGGCTTGGATTATCTAAAGCCGAACTTTCAACATTATCTTTCACAGAGATTCAAACTAAACTTTCTGATCTTTATGGTGGCGCAGCAGCTACAAACGCAGAAACCTTTCAAGGAAAGATTGATCGCTTAAAGGTTGGATTTGATGAGGCAAAGGAAAGTCTAGGAACAGCCTTGCTTCCATTTGTTGAACAATTTATTACATTCTTAAGTGAAACAGGCATTCCAACACTTAACGGATTTATTGCAGGATTAACAGGTGATGAAGGTTTAAGTGCAGCATTGGATGAAACTCAAAGAGGTGCTGAAAGTTTTGGTAAAACCATTGCAGCCATCTCAGGAATCATTTCTGGATTTATTACATTCTTAAGAGAAGCAATCGGTTTAGTCGTATCACTTGCTAATGAATTGATCCGAGTGGTTAATATAATTCCCGGAGTTAATATTGGTGCAATACCTAACCCAGCACCATCAGCTAGAGTGCCAGCACCACGCTTACCTAATGGCGGTTACACAACAGGTGGCGGAGTTACAAATATAACTGTGAATGCAATTGATGGTGAAGGTGCTGCTAGAGCTGTGGCTAAGGTAGTCAATCAAAGCGCAGCCCGATCAACTCCAGCACTAAGTTATCAAGCAATTAAGGCAGCAGCAGGATAATGACTGCTTGGTCGCCAGATTGGAAATTAACTGTCGCTGGTGTAGATTATACTGATATTGCAATAAGCGACATTCAACATGAGGCTGGTCGCACAGATATTTACCAGCAACCAAATCCATCTTACATTCAAATTACATTTGTGGCTTTATCTGGTCAAACCTTGCCATTTGACATTAATGACAGTTTAGATTTACAAGTTAAAAATAGCGCAGGAACTTATGTTAATTTATTTGGTGGCGATATAACTGATATCACTGTTGCCGTTGGAGCAACTGGTGGCGTTGCAAGCGTGGTTGAATACTCAGTTTTAGCAATGGGATCACTTGTTAAATTGGCGAGAGAATTATATTCAGCAGCAATTTCTCAAGACGAAGATGGCAATCAAATCTATAATGTTTTGTCTAGCGTATTGCTTGGATCTTGGAATGATGTTCCAGCAGCTACAACTTGGGCAGGATATGATCCAATTGAAACATGGGCTAATGCTGTAAATCTAGGACTTGGCGAAATTGATCAACCTGGTCTTTACACAATGCAAAGTCGAGGTTCAGGTCAAGATCCAGATACCATTTACAATATCTTGAGTTTAATTGCAAATTCAGCATTTGGATATTTGTATGAGGACAATCAAGGAAACATTGGATACGCAGACGCAGATCATAGGCAAACTTATCTTTTAGCCAATGGTTATGTTGATCTCGATGCTCGTCACGCATTAAGTCAAGGTCTTAGCACAATTACTCGATCAGGTGATATTCGTAATGATGTAATTATCAATTATGGTTCAAATTTTAGTCAAGAAAAAACTGCTAGTTCACCATCATCAATTGCACTTTATGGTTACAAAGGTGAAAGCATTCAATCAACTATTCACTCAGCTGTGGATGCTCAAGCTGTGGCAGATCGATATATTGCTCAAAGAGCCTTTCCACAACCAGCATTCCAAAGCATTACCTTTCCAATTACAAATCCTGAGATTGACAATAGTGATCGGGATAATTTGCTAGGCGTATTTATGGGGCAACCTCTAAACATTCAGAACCTACCTGCTCAAATTTCAGGTGGCGAATTCGAAGGTTATGTTGAAGGTTGGTCATGGAGCACTAGGTTCAACGAATTATTCCTGACAATCAACTTGTCGCCTGTGGCATTTAGTCAAGTGGCGATGAGATGGAATACTGTGCCAATTGGCGAGGCATGGAACACTTTAATCACAACATTGACATGGGAATACGCTACAATCGTATCCTGAGAATAGGACAAAATGGCAACCACTACTAATTATGGATGGACAACACCAGACGACACCGCTCTGGTCAAAGATGGCGCAGCTGCTATTCGCACGCTTGGATCATCTGTTGATACAACAACAAAAGCATTAAACCCATCAACAACTCTTGGTGATATTGAATATCGCTCATCTACCGCTAATACAAACACACGACTTGGCATTGGAACAACTGGTCAAGTTTTAACCGTTGCAGGTGGCGTTCCAAGTTGGGCTGCTGCTGCTACTGGTGGTATGACTTTGTTATCTACAACAACTTTATCAGGTGCTACTGTAACAATTTCATCAATCAGCCAAGATTATCTTTCATTATTTGCAGTAATAACAGGTGTGACAAATGCAACTGCCGATGGTGCTTTTCAATGTGGCCCTAATGCCGATTTTGGTGTCTCATCTACCATAAATGTTGATAATGCAGTTACTCCTGCGCTTGCTTCTTATGCAGTTAATTCTATTAGATTAAGTCCTGATGATGGAAAACCAGATAGAACAAGTGCTAACAATTGTCTTACAATGAGGATTGATAATTACACAACATCAACTTTCAAACCTTTTCAAGTTTATGGTTATTGGAATGTTAGCGGCAATCAATATGATAGAGGATATTTTGGAATGGGTGGTGTTGCTTTAACAACTGCTATTACATCTTTGGCTTTTAATAATGTTGGTGGAAATTTATCAACTGGCACAGTCCTACTTTACGGAGTTAAATAATGGCTAAATCAACAAGACCAATAATCAGAATCCACAATAGCGAAACAAATGAAGTCATTGATCGAGAAATGAACGATGATGAATTTGCTAAATATGAAGCAGTCAAAGAACTAGAAAATCAACGCCAAGCCGAGATTGAAGCAAAAGCAACTGCTAGACAAGTAATTGCAGATCGTCTTGGTTTAACTGCCGATGAACTTAAATTGTTACTTGGCTAATGAAGGCTTGGTTATCTAAAGCTGCTGTTCA